CCTCCGCAACCGTCGCGTCTGCCTAATCCAATCACCCTCCCCTTACTTCCCCTGCCTTCGGGCGGGGGATTTTTTTTTGCCCAAAATTTTGGCGTGACAGCCCCGACGAGCGGAGCGAGGAGGGGTGATAGGTTTGTGGTCGCTGCCTCAGTCGCTGGTGGCTATTGACTTACATACTGGTTTTGGTAATATATAGCAATGGAGGAATTGTTCCTTCGCTGTCCAAATTCTGTAGCACTACAAAAACAAGGAGAGTGCCATGCCTAACAACATCAAATCTGATTCACCTCTTGCCTCGGGCAAGTTGCCTACGGGCGAGCAAATCGCTTTCGACTTTCTTCCTGATGACTTCAAATCTGTAGCACTACAGAATCAGGACGAGCCGCCACTGGTGGCTGGTGGGTACATCGACGATCAGTCCAAGTGGTACGACGGCACGGGCGAATGGCTGCTGTACCTGACTGGGTTCCTGTCTGGCGGTGTGGTGACTTGGCTCATCATCTACGCAGTGGGGCGGCTCCTGTGATTGTTTACGAAGGGGCATCTGCCATGGACGGCAAGCCCATCGTGTGCATCCTGACCGGGTTCACAGGCACGAAGAATCCCAAGACTGGGCAAATGGTTCAGTCTTGGATTCTTCGGCAGGACATTGATCCCATCAGTGCGACACGCAATGGGGAAGACTCCAGCATCTGCGGTGACTGTGTGCATCGCCGTGACCTCACCACGGGAAAGCGTTCCTGCTACGTCAATCTGCTCGCTCCCAACGGGGTCTACAAAGCGTGGCGGAAAGGGAACTATCAAGCCCGAGGTCGCTGGGATATACGACAACTCCGAGGTCGCTCGCTGCGTGTTGGTTCGTATGGTGATCCAGCCATGATGCCACTTGAGATTTGGCGTGATTTGTGCCATAATGCGAAGCAGTGGACGGGGTATACACATCAATGGCAATGGTGTGATCCCGGTTTCGCTGACATCTGCATGGCATCGGTCGAGACTGATGCGGAGCAGGAGCAAGCCGAGGCACTTGGGTATCGCTGCTTTCGGGTCAACAAATCTGTAGCACTACAGAAACGCGGCCTCATCGTGTGTCCTGCATCTGATGAGGGCGGCAAACGGACGACCTGTGACCAGTGTCACCTGTGCCAAGGCAACATGTCAGAACGATCTGTTCGAGTCCCCCACGTTCAGATCACAGTTCACGGTGTTGGGGCATCCAAGTTCAAGGAGGATTCAACAAGTGCCACACAATCGCTCGTGGCTAGTCTCGCTCAAGCGTGATGTCGTATTCGCGGCAGCAAAAGAGCATCCCAAGACGGCAGCCAAACTTGCCAAGCGGCTGCTCCGTCAGTACTCAGACCTTCTAACAGAAGAGGAAATTCAATGTCTGGAATTGATCAGCAATTTTCGTTCCACATGACGCTCGACGGTGTGCATGCGTTGCACATCAAGGAGCATTCAATGATGGGTGATGCGTTCAAAGAGTTTGGTTACGTCACATTTGAGGCGACCAACATCCACGCCAATCACCCAAAGCGTCTGACCATTTGGTTTGACAATCGTCACAATGAGGACGGGCAGACCGCCTTGACCATCGGTGACATCGGACAGTTCGGCTTGGCACTTGCTCAATGGTGCAATGACCGCCGGATGGAAACACTCGAAAAAGCAGAGGCAGAACTCAAGGAGGTTTCAAATGCCTAACAAACACTTCACCCTTTCATTCCAAGCAGACTTCAAGGTCAACGAGGACATCGAGTACTTGGTGCGGGAACTCAATCATGAGAACCTGTCCAACGGCTCCATGCTCAAGACCAACAAGTCTGAGGTTCTCCGTCGCATCGTGTCCGCTGGACTCAAAACTGAGTTGGGCAGATTGCGTCAACGCAAGATCGCTGAACTTGATCAACTCGTCGGCAACACTCCAAATTCTGTAGCACTACAGAATCGAGACATTCAGGTCGTTCCTGAAACTGTCTCACAAGCCAGATACAAGCAAGCCAAGGAGGCTTATTCCAATGACGGCTGTAAGTAACCCACCCAAACCCACCCCGTTCGATCCGGGCAACTGGGGTGACATCGTGGATGACAAGACCATCCAAAACCTTCCCACTCCCACCCAGTATCCGCACACATACCGCGTCCTGCCTCATGGCACGTTCGTGGACATGGCGGAGCGTCTCCTTGAGTCCCACGGGTTCACCCTGTCCGAGCCAGTCCACTACGCGGCTGCTCCGGTCAAGAACCCCAAGATCAAAGACCACAAGAAGTACGGGAGGTTCCTGTCTCTGTACGGGATCTCTCGGCCTGACCTCCCCGACACGGGCGACCGTTGGTGGGAGTTTGCCTTGACCAACTCATACGACATGTCCACACGGGCTGGCGGTGCGTTGGGCGAGCGTGTCCAAGTCTGCTCCAACGGCATGACTCTGGGCAAGGTCGCAGGCAAAGTGTCCAAGAAGCACATGCGTGGCCTCGGCTCCGAGGATGACGGCTTCGAGTCCCTGTACAACATGCTCGATGCGTGCATCAGCGGCATTCCGTCAGTGGCTCAGGATCGTGTGCGGCGGGTGGAATGGATGAAGAATGTGGAGTGCGGCGATGACGATGCCAAGCACTGCATCATGGAGGCGGCTCGTGAGGGTGTCATCGGTGCTGCGGCGACGATGCGTGTCCTCGGACACTGGGAGGAGCCAGAGCATCCAGAGTTCCGCGAACGCACTGTGGACTCGCTCTACAACGCCTTCACCTCCAACGACCGTGGTCGCAATGTGATCACGCAAGCGTCCCGCTTCGGGCGGCTCGACAAGATCCTCAATGATCGCTTCGACATCGTTGATGTGACCAGCCGTTCTGATGAGGCTCTGTCTCAACTCGCTTCAGAGTTCTGATTCTGTAGCACTACAAATTTTGGTCTGCCGCCCTCCAGTTTGGCATGGGCTGGGGGTGGCAGGCCAGAGAGGAAATACTGAAATGAAAAATCAAAACACTGTTAATGCATATAACCTTGTTCCCAAAGACCACCCCAACAGGGAGTGGATTGAAACCTTGGCAGGCACTAATGCAAGAATTGCCATACCCATCATCTGGCAGAAAGAGGATGCGGATCAGTATCAGGAAGACAGGGATCTTCCGCCGCTAACCGATGACCAATGGTGCGAGTTGGCTCAGAACCTTGAGAAGAGTGACCTGTACGACTGGGACTGGGAAGTATTCGGACAACACTTAGAGGAGGTGCTGAAGTGAGACTGCCGAGAAACGATTGGTATGCGTGTACAAACAGCGGGTTCACTCGCGTTGGTCAATGCACGCTTGAAATTGCACGTTCACAAGCACGACGCATGCTGGGCGAGCAGGAGTTCATTCTGTTCACCGCGTATCAACTGCCCCAACTCAAAAGCCGCGTGGAGCGTGCGTGGTCATATCACGTTGATTTAGAGGAGGAGCATACGGAGTGCATGCGTCACGATGCTGAGACTGGCATGGATGATGAGGAGGGGTCTGATGATCTGTGATCAGTGTGGTTCGGGAATGATTCATGGTGGATCACATGATGGAGAGGACTGTGGTGCTGACTCTTTTCTGATCGTCAACAATCACACTTGTTCAGAGTGTGGAGTCATGGTGCTGGAGTACATACCAAAGCAGGAGGATTATGATGAGTGAGTTCCCAATGGACAGTCCGTTGCATACCCCGGGTGTTGAGATAATGAAGGTTGACCACACTGTGATCACCAGTGAGGGTGCAGAGACATATTTGCCAGAGGGCAAACTCAAACGCATCCACATCAACCAGCATGTCATCCGTGCCAACTCAAAGAATGAGGAACGCAAACCTCCGATCACCATCAAGACTTCTGATGCGAATCACAAGGGCTGGTCGGTTGACATTCACGGTGTCAGTCAGGTCGTGTATCGACCAGACAAGCCGCTCAACTGCGGTGCAAAACTTTGGATGGAAACCACATCAGCCGTAACACTTTCCCTGACCCCCCAGTAGAATCTGTAGCACTACAGATTTCCTCCTTGTTGACCCCTCGTAGGCTTCGGCCTGCGGGGGGTTTTTTTGTAGCACTACAGAATTCTGCTACACTGATCGCGTGAGCAAGTCACAGCAAAAACTTGAACAGGAGATGATCCGGCTGGGGCAGGAACGCTACAACCACAAGGTCAAGCGAGCCAAAGAAACCAAAATGGAAACCACTACCCCCGTCGGCAGGCAACTGTTGAGCGGGGCTGTTGTCGCATTGGAGCAAGGCATCGAGTCATGGCTTTCCACCACCCGATCCAAGCCGGGACGCAGGCATCGTGCTGCCCCATACGTCGAGATGCTCCCTGCTGGTGTGGTGGCAACTATCACTTGCAGGTCGCTGCTGGACTCAATCAGCATGGAAAAGAAGATCACTCCCACGGCTGCTGCCATCGCTCGCCTGCTGGAGGACGAGTTGATCTTCCGAGCGGTTGCTGAGAATGAGCCTGCTCTCTGGAAGCAGATGCACCGTGTCATTGACCGACACAAATCTCAGAAAACCAAAAGCAAATTCATCAACAACACGCTCAAGTACCACAACATGGGGATCAGTCGCTGGGACAAGAAAGAGGCGGTCGCTGTCGGCCTCACCCTGATTGAGTTGATGCAGCAGCACACAGGCATCATTCAGATCGTGACCCGCAAGGATGCTCGTGGCAAGTCCTACACCTACATCCGACCCACTGACGAAATCTTGAAATGGATGCGTGACGGGCACGAAGAAGCAAGTATAATGTTCCCTGTCTGGTTGCCTTCCGTCGAACGACCTGTCGATTGGAAGAACCCGTTCATCGGCGGTTACGCTGCCCTGAACATCAGGCATCGCCCTCTGGTCAAGACGCAAGACGCTGCGTATCTTGAAGAACTGGCGGTGACTGAGATGGACAGCGTGTACCGTGCGGTGAACACCCTACAGAGAGTGCCCGTTCGCTATCATCACACGGTCGCTGGCCTCCTTGAGTGGGCTTGGGACAAAGCCCTGCCAGTCGGTGGCCTGCCCTCAATGGAAGACCACGAGATTCCTAACAAGCCTGTAGATATTGATACGAATAAAGACGCACGCAAAAGGTGGAGAAGAGATGCAGCCCGCATCCACTTTGAAAATGAGCGGCAGAAGTCCAAGCGTTTACAGGTGATGAAGACCGTGCAAGTCATGGAGCGGTTCAAAGATGATCGGGTGTACTTCCCCGGCAATCTGGACTTCAGGGGGCGTTGGTACTACATACCTCACTACTGGCAACCACAAGGACCGTCGTGGACGAAGGCGACTCTCAGGTTCGAGGACGGGGCAAAGATCACCGATTCGGGTGTTAGATGGCTCTATATCAATGCAGCCAACAAGTGGGGCATGGATAAGAAGTCCTTTACTGATCGCTACAGGTGGAGTGAGGACAGTATCGAGATGATCAAGGCTGTTGGATCAGAACCGACAGCAAATATGGATTGGACAAAAGCAGACGATCCGTTCGGCTTTGTGGCGGCTTGTCACGAAATTTCAGAACTGCACTTGCAGGGATCTTCGTTTCGCACTACTCTCCCCGTCGCACTCGATGCCACAACACAAGGTTTGCAGATTTATGCGATGCTGCTGAAGGATCCAGTGTCTGCCTTGTCAACAAACGTCCTGCCGGACAGCGAGCCATCTGATACTTATCAGTTGGTCGCGGATCGTGTTATCCAGAAACTCCAAGAGAGTTCTGACTCATACGCAAAGAAGTGGTTGGAGTTTGGCATCACCCGTTCATGTACAAAGCGGCAGACGATGACTCTGTGCTACGGCTCCACCTTCTACTCCTGTCAGTCTTACACCGCAGAGTGGTTTTACAAAGAGTTGAAGACAGGAAGAAGCAATCCCTTTGGTGAAGAGACATACGCTCCTTGCAACTTTTTGTCTGCTTTGATCTGGGATGCAATCAACGAAGTTGTTGGTGCTGCTCATACTTGCATGGAGTGGCTGAGAGAATGCACGAAGATTCTCATTGAGCATGATGTCACACCACGTTGGATGACTCCGCTCGGCTTCCCAGTCAAGATGAGGTACGAGAACTACAACTCACAGACTGTCAAAACAATCGTGGCAGGCAACGTGCGAAGACACCGCATCAATGTTGAGAATGGAGAGACAAGTGTTCGCAAGACTGTCAACGGCATCTGTGCAAACCTTGTTCACTCTTTGGACGGTGTTGGTGGCATTCTTGGCTTGACTGTGTTGAAGTGTTTGGAGAGAGGAGTAAACAACATCTTTGGTGTTCACGACTCCGCCTCTGTCCTTGCCACCGACTGTGACCTGTTCAACGAAGCGGTGCGTGAAGCAACTGTTGAAATCTTTGAAGATGACATGCTTGGAAAAATTGAACAAATGTTCTTGACCATGTTGCCATCTGATGTACACTTACCTCCCGCTCCCCAACGTGGGGACTTGGATATCACCAAGGTGTTAGAGTCACCTTACTACTGGAATTGAAAGGATTCCCTATGCGACGTACTCTTACCAAGTACACAACCAGCGTGGGCATTGCCCGTTACCCGCACCTATCTGAACCGGACACCAAGTTCGACGAAGACGGCGTGTACACCACCCAACTGATTCTCGATGTCAATGATGTCGAAGAGTTGGAAGGGATGATTGAAAACGCCAAGAACGAGTTGGCTGACGAAATCCGATCTCAGAAGCCCAACACCAAGTTCAAGGATGGCACAAGCCCAATCACCGAACATGAAGAAGACGCAACCAAGCGAATCGTCAAGTTCAAACTGAAAGCCAAGGGTGGCAAAGGTTCCGAGACTTGGGACCAGAAGCCAGCCATCTTCGATGCCAAGGCAAAGCCTTTCACCGGCAGCGAAAACATCGGCGGCGGCAGCAAGATCAAAGTGTCCTGCGAGATCGTCCCTTACCACACTGCAATGGCTGGCCTTGGTGTCTCACTCCGACTCAAGGCTGTGCAGGTGATCGACCTCGTGGAGTTCACCGGCAAGACTGGTGATGCTGCGGCTCACGGCTTCTCAGAAGAAGAAGGTTTCGATTCAAGTAGCGTGGAGACTCAGACCTCCCATGCTACCGACGAAGACATCCCCTTCTGATCAAGTATCCTTTCTTCTCCGTCCAGACGGATCACATCTAGTCTGGATACCAGTGGAACCTGTCCCTGCCTCAAGACCCCGTGTTACGAGGCAGGGCAGGGTCTACTACGCGAAGAGATACACAGCATTCCGAAAACAAGTGGAGACTTTGAAGGATGCAACGACACTGCCAGACATGTTCCCCCTCAGTGGGTGGCTGACAATGTTCGCCAGTTTTTACTTGCCTTCTCCCAAGAAGACAAATAGATTGGCTCCCCGTGGTGACGTTGACAATTACTTCAAGACCCTCGACTCGTTCAATCGGTTCTTGTGGTTCGATGACGATCAGATCGTCTGTTCAGGAACCACGAAGCAATACGGGGACACCCCCGGAATCCTGATTGGAGTGAAAGAAGTTGAGCGAATTCCTCAGACACGAGCCTTGTCCCAAATGTGGGAGTAAGGACAACCTCGCCCGTTACGATGATGGGCATGCTTACTGCTTTGGCTGCGAGTACTACGAACATGCAGACGGGCAGGAACAACAAACAGTGGAGAAACCTAAAGTGGCAAACCTAATCAAGTATGAGATCAAGCATCTCAAGCAGAGAAAAATAGATGAAGACACATGTAAGAAGTGGGATTACGGAGTGGGTAAGTTCAACGGGCAGGCTTGTCACGTTGCCAATTACCGCGACAGTGAAGGCAATGTTGTTGCTCAGAAACTTCGGTTCCGTGACAAGTCTTTTGTCTGGCTGGGCGAAACGACAAAGGTTGGACTCTATGGTTCGCACCTATGGCGGAACGAGGGGAAGATGGTCGTGGTCACCGAAGGGGAACTTGATGCACTGTCCGTCAACCAAGCCTTTGGACTCAAGTACCCATGTGTCTCGATTCCTAATGGATGTAAGTCAGCCAAGCGGCTCATCGCCAAGAACATCGACTGGCTGGAAACTTTTGAAACTGTTGTGTTGTGCTTTGACCAAGATGAGCAAGGCCGTGCGGCTGCCAAGGAGGCGGCGGAAGTCCTAAGCCCCGGCAAGGTAAAGATCGTTACATCACTTGGATTCAAAGACGCTAACGAAGCGTTGATGAACGGCAACTCCAAGGCAATCGTTGACGGCATCTATGGAGCCAAGACGTATCGGCCTGACGGTGTGGTGGATGGTGCGGACTGCTGGGATCTGATCTCGGCAGAGCAGAACATCAAGTCTGTGTCCTACCCGTGGGCGGGCATCAACGAGAAGTTGTTCGGCATGCGTGGCGGCGAGTTGGTGACCCTGACCGCAGGCACGGGTGTTGGTAAGTCATCGGTTGCCCGTGAACTTGCGTATCACCTGATGGGCGTGGGCGAAAAGGTTGGCTACATCGCTCTTGAAGAATCCATCCGTAAGACATCCGAATGTCTGATGGGCATTCACATGGCAAAGCCTCCACACCTGTGGGACGAGAGCATTACATTGGAGATGAAGCGTGAGGCTTTTGAGAACACGGTCGGCTCTGGCAAGTGTGTGATGTACGATCACTGGGGATCTATTGATCCGAGTAACCTTCTCAATCAAGTGCGTTACATGGCTCGTGCGATGGATTGCAAGTTCATCTTTATTGATCACCTTTCCATCGTGGTGTCTGCTCTGAGCGAAGGTGACGAGCGTCGGATGATCGACAACACCATGACCAAGTTGCGGAGCCTGATCGAAGAGACTGGTGTCCACCTGTGCCTGATCTCACATCTCCGCCGTCCAGAGGGCCGGTCACACGAAGAGGGCGGTTCTACTTCTCTTGCCCAACTCCGTGGCTCTCACGCCATCGCCCAACTGTCTGACGCAGTGATCGGCTGCGAGCGGAACCAGCAGGACGATACGAACGCCAACCTGCTGACCTTGCGTGTCCTGAAGAACCGCTATGCTGGGGACACGGGCGAAGCCTGCACTCTTGAGTACAACCGTGACAACGGTCGATTGCTTGAGTGGGTTCCACCCGACATCGTTGAGGTTCCAAATGGCGAGTAAGCGTTACGAACGCATCAGGAACATGGGCTTCAGCCGCTGCCGGAAAGGGCTGGAGTTCCATCCTCCTGTTGACATGAAGACGATTGAAGATGTCGAGGGTGCGAAGGGTGCGGAGTATTGCGACATGCCTTGGGAGGGCGAGCCGTATCCGTACACAAAAATCGCCAAGCACATCAGCGAGCAAGAAGGAAGACCAATCACAAGACAGCGTGTCGAGCAAATCGAAAAGTTCAGCCTGATTCCACGGCTCAAGTTAGGGCTGGTTAAGATCCCCGAGATTCGTGACATGCTGGTTGATATGGGATACGGAGAACAAGTAAAGGAGATTCTAGAGTATGCCGAAGAACATAATCTTTGACATAGAAACGAATGCAATCAAAGACTTCAACACACTGTGTGGTCTAAAGACTTGTCACTGCATCGCCATGAGCATAGACGGTGGAGAGCCGAAGATTATGGAGAATGGTGACGCACTACAACTCATGCAAGAAGCAGAGATGCTGATCGGGCACAACATTATGAAGTTCGATCTTCGTGCCCTCAAGCGTCTGTACCCCGACTTCAACTACAAAGGCGAAGTGCGAGACACTCTGGTGATGAGCCGTTTGTTGTTTGGGGATCTGATGTCAACTGACCACCAAGCGATTGAGTTCCCTCGCAAACTCATGGGTAGTCACTCACTCAAAGCATGGGGTGTCAGGCTGGGCATCCACAAGGGTGACTTCGCAGAGGACGGGGACTGGTCGGTCTTTACGCCGGAGATGGCTGAGTACTGCAAACAGGACGTAGCGGTGACCGCTGCTCTCTGGAAGCGGATTCAAGAGGAGGATCCTGACTTCCGCCCCACCCAACTGGAACACGACTTCGCGGCAATCATTCACGCACAAGAGATCAACGGATTCGTGTTCGACGGAGAAAGGGCTAAAGCCTTACACTCCACGCTGCTCAATGAGAAGTGCCGCATCAAAGAGCAACTCCAAGAAGTCTTCCCCCCAGCCATCATCCAGTTGAAGACAAAAACAAAAGAAGTACCGTTCAATCCGGGTAGTAGAAAGCAAATCGCGGAGAGACTGATTGAGAAGTATGAGTGGGAACCCGCTGACTACACCGACTCTGGTCAACCCAAAGTAGATGAAACGGTATTACAATCCCTCCCCTACCCCGAAGCCAAGTTGGTTGCCAGATACTTGCTTGTCAACAAGCGTCTGGGCCAACTGGCTGAGGGGGAAAATGCATGGCTCAAGTTGGAGAAAGGGGGCAAGATCCACGGCTCTGTAAACCCATGTGGTTGCGTATCTACGCGATGCACACACAGCAAGCCCAACATGGCTCAAGTCCCCAGCGTAGGCTCCCCGTGGGGTAAGGAGTGTCGTGAACTCTTCACGGTGGAGCCGGGAAACGTGTTGGTGGGTGCAGATATGAGTGGGTTAGAGTTGCGAATGCTGGCTCACTATGTTCACCCCTATGACCAAGGACGCTACATTGAGGAGATCCTGAATGGTGACATTCACTCGGCTAATCAAGAGGCGGCGGGTTTGGATACTAGGAACCAAGCAAAGACCTTCATCTACGCCTTCCTGTATGGGGCTGGTGATGAGAAAATTGGTTCCATCGTTGGCGGTGGGCGTACTGCTGGTCGCCGTATCAAAAAGCACTTTCTTCAAAGAATGCCCGGCATTCAAAAACTACAGCAAGCCATCAAGACTGCGATTCGGCAACGCCCGCATCTGGTGGCCCTTGACGGACGGAAGTTGAAGATTAGGTCAGAGCATTCTGCCTTGAATCTTCTACTCCAATCGGCTGGGTCAATCGCTATGAAGAAAGCCACAGTCAACCTGTGGAACTACATCAGTCACATGCCAAACATCAAAGCCAGACAGGTGGCTCATGTGCATGACGAGATGCAGATTGAGTGCCGTGAAAGTCAGGGCGACGAAGTAGGTAAATTGGCTGTAGATGCCATGAAAGATGCCGGTGATGACCTTGGTGTCAAGTGTCCCCTAACAGGAGAGTATAAGATCGGATACAATTGGGCTGAGACACACTGATGGAAATACCAGAAGAAGACCTGTTTGACGTACCCTCTGAGGCACTTATTAAAGAACTGCAAAACAGGTTCGATGAGATGGTGTTCCTTGGGGCCATGCACCGAACCAGAAGCAGCGAGGACATTACGGTTGCGTTCGCGGGTTCCTATCACGCAGTCATCGGCCTAATCGAGATCGGCAAACTGGCATCAAAAGCAGGCGGAGCATTATCTGACGATGAAGACCCTGTTGGTTGATGGCGATGTAGTCCTGTACGAAGTGACCACCACTGTGGAAGAGGCTATCTGCTGGGGTGATGACTTCTGGACTCTCCATGCCGACATGAAGGTGGCACGGGGCAAACTCAACGCCAACCTCGCAGCACTCAAAGCGACACTCAAAGCCGACCATATGATCATTGCTCTTAGCGATGTGGGCAACAACTTCCGCAAGAACCTGTCTCCTGACTACAAGAAGCACCGCAAGAAAAAACGTAAGCCAGTCATTTACTACGAACTCCGTGAGTTCTGTGAAGATGTTTACGATTGTGTTTGCTGGGACAATCTGGAGGCCGATGATGTCCTTGGTCTGCTGTCTGACTCGTATGTCAATTCAACAATTGTGACCATCGACAAAGACTTGCGGACCATCGCGGGCAGCCACTACAACCCAATGAAGCCAGAAGAGGGCGAAATATGGGTGGATGGTAAAGAAGCAGATTTCAACTTCTACAAGCAAACCCTGATGGGCGATCTGGTGGATGGCTACAAAGGCTGTCCCGGTATCGGCCCCAAAACGGCTGAACGCCTGCTCAAAGAGCATGGCTCCTCGTGGGAAACAGTCCGTGACGCATACCTAAACGCTGGCGAGACAGAGGATTACGCTCTCCTTCAGGCTCGCATGGCACGGATTCTACGCCCCGGCGAGTACAATGAGCGAACTGGAGAGCCAATCCTATGGCAACCGTAAATCGGGCTGAACTACTGCAAATCCATTCTGAAATCTGTAACAAGGCCAGACGGCTTATGGAACGCAAAAACCATGACTATAGCGGGGGCGACAACCAGAATGACCCGTTCCTGAACTTCACACGGGTAGAAAAGTTAGGAATCACTACCACAGAACAGGGCTTTCTGGTCCGTATGACCGATAAAGTCAGCAGGCTCATCACCTTCTGTCAGACCGGAACCTTCAAGGTGGAGGACGAAAAACTTGAAGATACCATTACTGACCTAATTAACTACTCCATCCTCCTGTACGCCTACTCTATGGGCACTAATAAGGACACCTCTACGGAATGAACGACAAAGAAGTACCGTCAGAATTTCAGTCTCAAAACTGGCCCAACATCCCAGAGGCCGTTGTGACTCGACTTAACGAATGTTTTCCCGAACGATCCGCAGACCTTACTTGGGATGAAAAACAAGTCTGGTTTGCCTCCGGTCAACGGAGTGTGGTTCGCTTCATCAATCAACTGTTCTTGGATCAAAATGAGAACATCCTTAAAAAGGAGTAACCTATGTGTGTAGGCGGCGGAGGAGGCGGAAGACCTCTATTTACACCCACCCCTTTAACTCCCGTGGCCCCTCCCCCACCACCAGATCAGATTGATTTGATGGGAGTCCCTCAGTTGGCACTTCAGAGTATGCTCAACCGTCAGTCTCGTGCGAAGACGGCAGCAGAGCAACGCCGTCGCGGCAAAATGGGCGGTAAACGAATGATGACTATTCCAACGAGAACTTACTGATGTACACCCAGACCGGAACAATCAAAGCCACATATGAGCGACTAGCCGCTACGCGGTACTCCTATTTGGATCGTGGTCGAGACTCGTCCCGGTTAACTATTCCCACTCTGTTGCCAGATGAAGGAAACAACTCCGCAACCAAATTCACAACCCCGTACCAGTCAGTTGGTGCTAGGGGTGTGAACAATCTCGCCTCTGCCCTTCTTCTTTCTCTACTCCCTCCCAACGCACCCTTCTTCCGTCTAGTTCTAGATGAGGCTGAGGAGAGAAAACTTGAGGGCATTGATCCAAAGATACGCTCTGAGGTTGAAGACTCTCTTTCACAAATCGAGCGATCAATCAGCAAAGAAATTGAATCTAGCAATATGCGAGTTGCCTTGTTTGAGGCACTTAAGCATCTTATTGTTGCTGGCAATGTTCTTATTTACATGCCTGAAGACCTCCCTGTTCGCGTTTGCAGGCTCGACCGATTTGCTGTAAAGCGATGCCCACAGGGGTACGCACGATGCATTATTTTGAAAGAAACGGTGCATCCCACCATGTTGCCTCCGGCTATTCGTGAAAAGGTCATGGCAGGTATGGACTCTTCCAGCGAAATGGTGGAGATGTTTACCAAGCAAGAGGCGATTGATATTGACACCGTTGAGGTGACTCAAGAGGTTGGGGGCGTTCCCATTCCAGAAGTCACTCAGCAGTACAAGAAAGAAGAAGCACCTTTCCTTGCCCTTCGCATGATTCGCGTAGATGGCGAAGATTACGGACGCGGGTATGTTGAGCAGTACTACGGCGACCTGTCAAGCCTTGAAGGTCTTACCAAATCCATTGTGGAGGGATCGGCGGCAGCGGCAAAAATTCTGTTTCTTGTCAATCCAAACGGCACAACTCGTGCCCGAACACTTGCGGAATCACCAAACGGTGCAATTAGAGAAGGATCGGCAAATGATGTCAGTGTACTGCAAACAGCGAAAGCGGCGGATTTCAGTATCGCTTTTAGTGCAATCAAACAAATTGAAGATCGCCTTTCGTATGCGTTCCTCCTCACCGAATCAACTATACGCAATGCGGATCGGGTTACGGCTGAAGAAGTCCGACTCGTAACGCAATCCATTGAAAAACAACTTGGCGGAATCTACTCCGTTCTTTCTCAAGACTTCCAACTTCCCATGTTGCGGCGTGTGATGATGCAGATGTCTAAATCGAAGAAACTACCTAAGTTGCCTACAGATATGATTTCACCAGCCATTATCACCGGAGTCGAGGCTTTGGGGCGTGGATCTGATCTAAATCGTCTTGACCTGTATCTTGGCGGCATCGCACAAATGCTTGGGCCACAAGCCCTCCAAGAATATGTCAATGTTCCTGAATACTTGAGTCGCCGTGCCGCCTCTCTCGGTATTGACCGTAAGGGTCTTGTGCGTACCGAAGAAGAACTGGCTCAGATGCGTCAGCAGGCAATGATGGCTCAAATGGCACAGCAGGCAGGGCCACAGGTTCTTGCTTCAGCAGCCGAACAACAACAACCAGAAAACAGTGAATAATGAGTGACCATCAATCCGTAAACATCATCCCTGACAGTATTGCTGAAAACCCCTCGCTTGAGGCAGAAGCAGCAGCAATGGAGCAACAACTAGGTGAGCCGCAAGCCCCGCAAGAAAGCCAAGTTGAACAATACGCCGACGAACGACCCGGATGGCTCCCTGAGAAGTTTGAGTCGCCGGAAGCACTTGCGGCAGCCTACCAATCGCTCCAAGCCGAATACTCCAGACTCCGGGCCGAACCGGAGGGAGTAGAAGATGAGGAGGGGCCGATTCAAATTGCTCCCCTTTCCCCCGAAGACATGCAGCCATTTACTGATGAGTTTGAGCAAACAGGCAACCTGTCTGACTCATCTCGTGAGGCGATTGCACAGCGAGGCATTCCCCGTGAAATGGTGGATCGTTATGTCGAGGGCATGCAGGCTCAGACCCAGATGGAAATGATGACTGTCTACAACTCCGTTGGCGGAGAAGACACTTACAACTCCATGATTGAGTGGGCATCTGAAAACATGGATGAGACATCCATTGAAACCTTCAATCGTATTGTGATGACTGGTGACACAAATGCCGTTATGTTTGCGGTGAACAGTGTTCGCAGTCAATGGGAAGCCGCCGGTAACGCCCCACGACCAGAATTGCTGCAAGGTGAAACTGGATATCAAGGTGCATCGGAGGCGTTCCAATCGCTTGCTCAAGTCACAGAAGCAATGCGAGATCCTCGATACAAGACAGATCCTGCGTACCGTAAATCTGTTGAAGCCCGTCTTTCCCAAAGTCAAGTTCTCTAAGGAATCATCATGGAAAACAAACCCGGATACAAAACCACTGAGTTCTGGCTGTCTTTGTGTGCAGTCGCCCTTGGTGCATTTATTGGATCAGGAGCCATCCCTACGGACGGTCCTTGGGTCCAAGTCGTTGCCCTGTTGAACACCGCGTTGGTGGCTATGGGGTATACAGGTTCTCGCCTCACTCTTAAGAATGGAGCCAAGTAATGGCATACGGAAAACCAAAGAAGCCTGTCCCGGTCAAGAAGCCAAAACCTAAAAAGGGGTATTGATCGTGAAAAAGAAGATGACACCAAAGCAAAAGAAGTTGGCTGCTCTTGCTCCTCCTCGTAACAAAATCACCAAGGCCGACATCATCGTTGGTGCGAAAAGACGTAGCGGTAAGAAGTAATGGCTCGTAAAAAACTCAAGATCAAAAAGGGAAGCCCAAAACCTACCAACCCCTCCCTTTGGTCACGAGCAAAATCACTGGCCCGTAAAAAGTTCAAGGTGTACCCATCAGCCTACGCCAACGCTTGGGCAGCAAAATGGTACAAGTCCAAGGGTGGTGGTTGGAGGGGAGGTAAATCGTGAAGAAAAAGAAATTGACAAAACGCCAAGAGCAGACCATGAAACGTCACTCTAAGCATCACACTGCAAAACACATGAAGACAATGCGTGACTTGATGATTCAGGGCAAAACCTTTGGTCAGGCGCACACTATTGCAAAGCGTAAAGTTGGAAAATGAGTTACGAAGGCGGTCTTCGGAAATGGTTCAAAGAGGACTGGCGTGATGTAAAAACTGGAGAGAAGTGTGGTCGTAAATCTGCCAAGGGTGGATCAAAGCGGCCCTACCCCGCATGTCGCCCAGCATCTGTAGCGAAGCGACTTTCGATCAAAGAAAAGAGAGCCACTGCTCGTCGCAAGACTGGTAAGGGCCGTGTCAACTGGCAAATCACCGCATCCGGTAGAAGGAGAAAACGTGGCAATTAATTATCGTGGCGAAAGATTCTCCGGCTACAACAAGCCCAAGAGAACCCCCGGCAAATCCAAAAAGTTTGCTGTGCTTGCAAAGGACGGCAGTAAGGTTCGCTTGATCCGATACGGTGATCCCAACATGAAGATCAAGAAGAACATTCCCGGTCGGCGTAAGAACTTCAGAGCAAGACACGGCTGCGACAGCCGACCGCCGAGTAAATTGACCGCTCGATATTGGTCATGTAAGAAGTGGTAAAATGTTGAGCCTAATTCTTTCGTTGTTGGTATCCCAGAGCGGTCCTCCGTCTGACCCGGACGCTGTTGCTATGTGGATTGATGATTTAGGACGCTTGACTCCCTTTGGTCGCACGTTTGATGTTTACATCCAGACTGGCTTTGATCCTGACTTCTCCTACCCCAACGGAGATCCACGACGGCCCTACATGATTGGCTGCACCCGTGGCAACGAGTCGCCATCCCGGTCATTCACTTGGATGATTCAGGGCGAGGTCTTCAAGAACCACAGACCTGACAATGTTTACCCGTGGCTCGAAAACTGCCAAGAGTGCATTGACTACTGGAACCAAGACACCGGCATTCTTTGCCCCGGAGCAGGAGAGTATTGGGAGTGCATCCAATCCAACCCGTACCAGCGGTGGATGTATCTGGGTATGAACTTCACCCCAATCAACTGGATCTTTGAGGGACCACAAGGGTGCTGCCCTCGAACCGCTGACATGGTTGATCTTGAGTACGCTTGGTGTGACTCATGGATTCTGCATGGGCCACTCGGCAAGAAGTACGGAAACTCACAGCAATACAAGTATCCGTTGGTGCAGCAGCAGCACAAGGATTTGATAACTCCAAGACCGTCACTTGGCATGATTATCAAGTATTGGGAGCCGCAGCCAGTTGGGGAGGTTCCCGGTCAAAGGTGCTGTTCATCGCCATCGCAGAACGACTACGGTGACCTAATCCGATGGGACGCTGACGTTGATTGGATGAGTGAGAAGTGGCCCGGTTCGTTTCATATCGCTCGGTTCACTGGTCCCGACAGGTTCGTGTCTTCTGGCGTTGTCCGCTTTGCTTGTGGCAATGACCACCCGTGCGAACCGTCGCCATACCAAGTTGAGTACGACGCAGACAACTCGTGCCCGTCCGACCTGAACGAAGATGGCGTGGTGGGTTTCCAAGATTTGCTGCAAGTTTTGGGGGATGTGGCTGGTTACCGATACCACTACCAGACCAGCAACGGATTCAATGCCATAATCAAGGTGTTGTCAGAGTGGGGCGATTGTGATTAAATGTGGAATGCGATATTTACTGCTTTGTTTCAGGTACTTCTTCCATTCGTACTTGCAGGCAAAACCGCCAAAAACGCCACTCGTCCTCCTGAGCATCACGCTTGGAAGCGTCGGATGTCAGAGTTCCAGCGTCGTATTCGTGGAGGAAAGTGACGGACTCGTGAGGCTCGGCCCCGATGTCCGTGGAAAAGTCTACTATTGGGATGGTGAGGGATGGTCCCTCTCGTCTTCTGTAGTCCGGTTACCAGAAGGTTGGTATGCCGGATCCTTGAATGGTTCTCAAGATGAAACTTGGCCCGATGCGTCGGATAACTAAGGGACACAAAGAATCAGTCATTTGTCTAATGCGTTCAACTTAAGGAGTCACAATGGCTTACAACGCAACAAGTCCAAATCGGTTTGGTAATAACGCCGCAACCGCTACGGACGTAAATGAACTGTTCCTTAAGGTGTTCTCAGGGGAAGTCCTGACCACCTTCGAGGAAACCAACTTGATGATGGGTCTGCACCGTGTGCGTACCATCTCCAGCGGCAAGACCGCTCAATTCCCTGTGACTGGTGTCGCATCAGCCAAGTACCACACCCCCGGTGAAAGTGTCTTGGTCGATAACGCGGATTACCTGTCTTCCATCAACCACGGCGAAGTGACCATCTCGATTGACGGTGTGCTTCAGTCTTCAGCCTTTATTGCTGACCTTGATGAAGCGAAGAATCACTACGATGTTCGTTCCATCTACTCCACCGAAATCGGTCGAGCGTTGGCTTACCACGCTGACCGAGCAGTGATGCGTACTGTTATTGCAGGGGCACGGAAGACCACTGACCGCTTTGGCACGACTCAAAGCACCGATACTGGAGTTGCAAACAGTAAGTATCTCGGTGGTGTTATCAGTATCGAAGGTACGTCTGCTGCTACTGCTACTCACATTCTTTCAGAACTTGAGTACGGTGGTGTCAACACTCAAGGTATCGGTGGTCAACTTTATGAAGGCATCTTCAAGGCCGCTAACCTGATGGATACCAAGAACGTGTCCCGTGAGGGCCGCTACTGCATTCTCAGCCCAGATAACTACTACAAGTTGCTGACTGAGCAGAAAGATGCCATCAACCGCGACTTCAACCCAGAAGGTAACGGCTCGTTGTCCGGCGGTGAGTTGGTCGAGATTGCTGGTGTTCGCATTCTGAAGTCCACTCACTTGCCTTCCGGCGACGAGTCTTCTTCACAGGATGCAAACTTTGGTGACAACGCCATCAATAACGATGTGTTCGGTGTGTCGCAAGGCGGCTACTCCGGCGTTAACTTCACTGGTACTCAAGGTATTGTCTTCCAAACTGAAGGCGTGGGTAGCGTGAAGTTGATGGATCTGTCTATGGAGTCTGAGTACTTCATGGAGCGTATGGGTACGCTTATGCTTGCCAAGTACGCAATGGGTCACGGCGTTCTTCGTCCTGAAGCCTGCTACGAGTTGGTAAACACCGGATCCTAATCTGGTATACTGATCTCGTCTGAGTTCTCCACTTGGGGCCACCCGTAGTTCTGCTATGGGTGGCCCTATTCTTATGCAAAAGGAGCATCAATGTCTGTTCAAATGACCACGGAACTTAATGCGGTAAACACCATGCTTAGTGCGATTGGTGAGCCACCCGTAACTACGCTCGATGGGCAAACAAATGCTGATGCTGCTATTGCACAAAACATCCTGTTAGAAATTAATCGAGAAGTGCAGACAATGGGCTGGCACTACAACACTCAGTTTGACGTTGAGTTCCAGCCGAATACAGACAAACAAATTGTTCTGCCCACCAATGTCGTGCGTATTGATATTGACCCTCGGGTCCGTAGCGGTACGCCAGACATGGTGTCAACTAATACCGACAACCGAGACATAACTCAGCGTGGCACTCGGTTGTTCAACAAAACCAAAAACACGTTTGAGTTTGACAAAAATGTCACGGTGACTGTGATTTACCTCCTGCCGTTTACCGAGTTGCCAGAGGCGGTTCGCAGGTACATCACCATTAAAGCAGCCCGTGTCTTCCAAGACCGCATGGTTGGCTCTCAAAAGCATCACGCTTTTACTCGGCAAGACGAGATACGAGCATTGGCTTTGATGAAAGAGTTTGAGATGGATACGGCTGATTACAGCATCTTTGGCAACTTTGATACTTTGCGTATTGTGAATCGGGGTGATGCCCAGCGAGGCACAGTCTAATGCCACTTATTCTTACTTCTGTCCCTGATCTAACCGGCGGTGTGTCGCAGCAGCCTGTTTCTAATCGGGGCATGAATCAGTGTGAGAATCAAGTCAACGCCATGCCTTTGGTTGTCGGCGGGTTGATCAAACGTCCTCCACTCAACCATGTCACTGAGATAACAGACGATGGGGGCACTAGTCTTAACATTACAAATGCCTTTACACACTTTGTGCGTAGAGACAATGATGAAGAGTTTCTTATCACCATTGACGGTGTAACTGGAACATGCCTTGTTAACGATTTGAAAGGCGGCACACCGGGGGCTTCTAGAACTGTAATTCAAGACAACCTTGCTGGTGATGACTTTTACATTGGTAACGATGGTGGAGATGTCAGTGGTGACTTGGCAGACCCTAGTGCTGTCCTCCGTGCCTTCACGATTGGTGATGTGACGTTCATTGTCAACACTGCAATTACCCCAGCAATGTCGGCAACTACGTCACCCTTTTCTCGTCTTCAAGCGTCGGCTCCGCACGAAGCATTACTTGTCTTTAACACCTCTGCGGTAGATGCCACAATAAGCGTCACGGTAACAATGGAGAGTGGTGCTAATGCTGGTCAAACTGGGACGGCAACTGTAACAGCGACAGGCGGTGTAGAAGATGGGCCACCCAAGGTTGGCAACATTGCAAAGATAATGACCACAGGTGATGCTTCTATTGACGACATGTTGGCATTTAGTGGCACTTCTCTCAACGGTATTTCTGGCATAACTTGCGGATTGGATCAGGCACAAAACGGCGTGTTGCACATTATTGGCAATGGCGAGTTTTCGATCAAGATTGAAGACAGTTTTGGAAACGCGGGTGTTACGGTAATTAGAGAAGAAACCACTTTCTTTGCTTCACTCCCCTCTACCGCACCACACTTGATGAAGGTCAAAGTAGAAGGAAGTCCCGAAACAGATATTGACGATTACTTTGTTGTGTTTCACGGGGATGGACTAGACATCGTCAACACAGATCCATCCGTAAACACGGATAAAGGAAAGATGGTGTCAGGTAAATGGGTTGAAGCCCCCGGTCCCGGCGTAACGACAACGTACGACTTCAAAACACTTCCTCACATTTTGGTTCGTCAGTCTGATGGCACTTTCATGTTTACTGAGGCAAATGGAGAGACTCCCTCAGTAGCGGGAACAGATGCGTCAGTTGACTGGGCCTCGTTTAAGTTCACGAATCGCACAACCGGCAATGACACCACGAATCCTCTTCCGTCATTTATTGGTCAGCCAATCACAGACATTACGTTGTTCAAGAACCGTTTGGTAATCACGAGCGGCGAAAACGTGAACCTGTCTGAGGTTGGCTTTTTCTTCAACTTTTTTCGGACCACCGTGACGCAGTTGTTGGACTCAGCCCCAATTGATGTGGGCGTGGGTGGTACTGAGATTGCCAAGTTGGACCGAGCCACTCCGTTTAGTGACCGCTTGATGCTGTTCTCTGAACGCTCGCAGTTCTCGTTGGCTGGCGAAAGCATTTTGTCACCGCTTACTGTGTCTGTGACTAACGTAACGGACTTTGACTGCGATACTGACTCTGCCCCCGTGGCGGCTGGAGCAACTCTGTTCTTCCCCTTCAAGCGAGGCTCTTTTACGGGGTATCGAGAATACTTCAAAGGCGGAAACACGGCTGACATCCAGTTTGACGCGATTGACATCACAGAACAGGTTCCCAAGTTCATCGAGGGCACGGTCAAGCGAGCAGTGTCATCAACGCACGAAAACCTGTTGGTGATTCAGGCTGAGAGTGCAACTAAACTGTATGTCTACAAGTACAACAACACCAGCCGTGGAAAGACGCAATCTGCTTGGTTTACCTTTGAGTTTACCGATCTTACGATCATTAACATCCAGTTCATTGGTACATCTCTCTTTATGCTGGTAAACAGGGGTGGCAAGACATTCTTGGAACGCATGGACTTGCAGACCGGCCTTAAGGACACAGGCTCAACTTACGTCACCACACTGGACCGACGCTTTCTGATTGCAGATCGCCTGCTTGCTACCGAAACTGCTACTACGTTCAGAATTACAGGAGTAGAAGTAGATACATCATTGACATACAATCTGGTTACAGAGTCTGGCGAGGTTCTGACGATTACGGATGTCAATACTACTGATGTAGTAGGAAGTACAACCATTGTTGTGAACTCTGTTGTAGATGCGGGTGTGTCTGTGTACTTCGGATTGCCCTACACCATGACCTACGAATTTTCTAAACCCTTGCTCAAGCGGCAGATGCAAGAGGGCAAGATCGACATCATTTCTACAGGTCGCCATCAGTTGCGGTACATGACACTCGAATACGACGAGACAGCCTCGTTTACTCTTCGTGTTACCCCTCAAGTGGGTGGGGCGGACGGCACAGCAATTGACTACCCGTTCAGCGGTCGATTCCTTGCAGCCACTGCCACACTTGACAGCATTCCCTCTGAAACAGGATCATTTCGCATTCCTATTTTCTTGAAGTCTCAAAATGCCAAGATTGAGATTATCAATTCTTCTGCACTTCCTAGTAACATCCAGTCAGCAGAGTTTGAGGCCCAATACACCACTAGGATCGAGCAGCAACAGTGACCGGAATCGTTGAATCAAAGAAATCACATGTCGCCTCCGTCTACAACAATCTGAGACAGGCAGACCGCGATGAAATTGAAGCCCTTGGTAAAGACCCGTTTACTTCGCTCAAACAAGGGTTCAAAGAGTCGGCTCCGTGCTACACATGGATGTATGAGGACGAGCCTTCAGCATTATTTGGTTGTGTCCCCCACGGCGAATCTGCTGCCGCTATTTGGATGCTTGGAACCGACAATATTGCCAATCATAAGTACGCCTTTATGAAGACTTGCGTCCCGTTTCACAAGGAACTCGTAAGGCCATATCACCTCACCGGAAACATTATTGATGAAAGGAACAAGGTACACATGAGATTCATTGAACATCTTGGATACAAATTCATCAATCGTCGTGCCGTGGGTCCGCAGAACCTTCCGTTTCTAGAATTTGCGAGGATAAACCATGTGTGAGCCAGTATCAATTATTGCAGGCGGTCTTGGAATTGCGGGGGGTATACAGCAGGGCAGAGCAGCAAGAAGCCAAGCAGCCGCACAGGCAGCCTACCAAGCACAGCAAGAGGCCGTCAATCACGCAAACTACGAGGCTCAAACAGAGTATCAACAGCGACTAATGGAGTTTCAAACTGCTCGATACTTAGAGTACGGTGCAAGCACTTCCAAGTCCTTGTCAAACCAGTTTGGGGCAGTTCTGGAAAACGTAGAGCAAACTCAACTGCAAGCCACACAAAAAATGTCTCAAATCAACCAAAAGACAGCAGCGTCAATGGCCTTTACGTCCGCAGCCGCAGCCGAGTCAGGTGTTCAAGGAAGTAGTATTCAACAGGCAATGAATCAGTATCAAGCAGCCGAGGCTCAAAGCATTGCTGTCGAAACTGCCAACCTAAAAGGAGCATTGCGACAAAGGCAACGTAATCTTATTGCTTATAGGGCTGCGGCTCAAAACGCACTCAATAGGGCACAGCCTGCACCGCTGGCTCCGATCAACCTGCCTGCACCGGGACAACCTGTGTCTCAGCCATCAATGACTCCATACCTTATCTCTGGATTGAGTCAGGGTATTAGTGCCGGTGTTGGAACATACGATGTTATGAGGAACCTCTAATGGCTAAACGACCCCAAAAGCGATCAGGCGAACTTAGTTCCCCACAACTTCAACAGCCCGTCTTTGACATTACTGCTCAACCTGTAAATGCTGCTGTTGATCCGGGGGTAGCGGGCGCACCTGCTAAACCTTTGATGCAACAGGATGCTGTTCGTCCTGACCTCGGACCAGCCCAAGATATGGCACGAATGGGTCAGGCTTTGAGCGGCCTTTCTCGTACGGTTCGTGACTTGGCAACCCTTGAAGAACTTCGGACTCAAGAAGCCCAGAAAGATGCAGAACGACTGGTTGCAGAAACTGACCTCAGTATTGCAGAACTGGTTGAGCAGGGCAAACTAACTGGTGTTACTCCCGCACACATTCGTGGTCGTGGTCGTGCTTTGGCAAATCAAGAAATGTTGGCACTTGCCAATCAGTACGACACAGACAAAACTCAACTACGGACGGCAGAAGGGGCACTAGAGCCAGACTACATGGAGAACTGGCTTCGCAAAACCGCTGAAGAAAGACGGGCCAAACTGCGGATGGCAGGTGTCAACGAAGGCTACTTCAACAAGCGATTTAACGAAAACTTTGGGCGACTGCTTCAAAAAGTAAACGCAGACCACAACGCTTGGGCGGGAAAAGAACATCAAACTCGTAGCGTTAGCGATGTAAAAGATGCTTTGATTACACTGGCAAATCTTGCACCTTTTGATTCAGACGGAAACAACGCACAACTGTACGACGGACTGTATGACCTTATCGAAGGTCGTGTAGATGGTCGCATGACTCGACGCGGCACAAACATTGCAATCGGGCAATCCGCTGTGGACATTATGGTTGAAGACCCGTCCACGATTCCAACAATGGAATTTATTCTTGACAACATGCCCACTGGGCCAATTACGCTTCCAGAGTCATTTGATCCTGCTACTTCTACTCGGAACAAACTTGGTCTGCCTATAGACGATTCACGCAAGGGTAGGTTGGGGAAAATTGCAGAAGTAAGCAACTACCGAAACGAAAAACAAAGTCGAATTGATTCAGCAGCAGGCACGCGAAAAACTCAGATTGCAAAACAAGAGTTTGAAGCGTTTGAGCAGGGGCTTGAAAGTAGCGTGCGGAGTGCAGCGGTAGAAGTCGTTACTAGCCGAACAAGAGCAACCGTTCTTGATTTGACGCAAAGTAAGGGAGCAAACACCGCACTTGAATTCACAATGCAAGTCATTGCATCTGATCCTGTTTTGTTGGAATACTTTGAAAGAGGCAGTATTGACTTACGCCCCGTTGATGGTGGAAACGTTGAAGTTTTGAATACTGAAACAGGCTCAACATTTATCCTTGACGCTGAAAAACAATTCAAAGATGCTCGTGAGCAAGTTCGACAACTAAAAGTAATGCAAGGATCTCAGGTTGATGGAAGCACCCCACAAAGCCGCCGAGTCAATGTGGCTATTGAAATGGGATCCACCGACCCCGAATCAATCACGATCATGTCAAACGGTGTTTCGCTTCTAACTCGATCAAGTGCAGAAATGGCAACACTAATCAACAACTTGCCAGACATTGAAGGTGTTCGAGCCGACCCTGCGTTTGAAGCGTTTTTGCAAGGCTACCGAGAATATCAGGCTTACGACAGCCAAGGTCTTTCTGGATACTTGGGGGCACACAAAGGCTTGAAAGATGCTACGTTTGTTTATGATGTATTCCGACATATGACAACAATGGAAGGCCACACTCCTGAAGGGGCGTTTGGTCAAATCATTCGTGCGATTGCAAATCAAGATGAATTCAAAGTATCTTCTTCAGGATTGCGAGAGCAAATGGAACGTCAGATGACTCCTAAGCAACTTGCAAAAACTAGTGATGAAGTCAAAGAACTTGCCACCATGTACTTGTTTATGCGATCAGGGAGCAACGCATCAGGCGATACCGAGATAACTCCAACTTCTGCAATCGCATACGCTAAAAAGTACATTGAAACAAATTACGTTCATTTGGGCGGAACGCGGATCAGAATCTCATCTTTGGCACAAGCCACGGAACAAAACCTTGGCCCAAACAGTGTGTTTGCAATGCTTCAACAAGCGTTTGGTGAAAAAAATGCAACGGATTCAAATGTTGCCGCAGCCTTTAACTCTGGATCACCCGCTGTTGAAGCGTTGTTTGGAAAAGAGTTTCTTGCGGACAATGCACCTGATGGTCGAATGAACATTACTCGTTTTGAGCCTGTGAGTGCAAATGATTTTAGAATGGGATTCAGAGTCTTCCAAAATGTAGGAGGACTGGCAGGAGAACGACAGGTGTTGCACCCTGATCGACTGAAAAGACCTGATGGCTCGTTTACGCTAGAGGAACTGCTTGAGGTGGGTGCAGAAAAGATACCCGGACTCAATGCGGATACTCTTGAAGAGGCCGCTAAAAAGCAAAAAATCAAAGCCGAAAGCCTCAGTACTTTGCGACCTCGTATTCTGATTAGGCTTTTGGCAAAATCTGAAATTGGTCATCCGGTTGTAGAGCAGTTCTTTGCTATGACTGCGGGAGGGAAAAGCGTCACAGTAGAAGAAGCAATCACATCGGGGGACTCTGAATTTGCTAATCTTGTCGATGAAAAACCATGGATGATGTACTTCTTCTCTACTGAAGGTAGTAGAACTTTTGACGCACTTAATCCAGAAGAAGGAAGTCTTAACTTTAGTCGCCATCAATCGCTCCGCAGTCGCATCGGTAATGGTGAAATACCTAGTACTTTGGGGCGAGCCTTTATGGATCCTGAAGTTCTTTTGGAGTATCAACGGTTAACTCCAGAGGAGCGAGAAACTATTCCTGACTTGAACTGGATGGGCGATCTGAATCAAAGTGTGCCATCCATGTTTAGACTTAGACGAGAGGGCATTCTGGATGGCGGCATTCCGCGAACACTGGAGCGACTTGGTAATGCCGTTGTCGATTTCACGGGACAGACTTACGGAACGCGGTCGTTGCTTTCTGCAATCCGTACTGGTGATGCCAGCCCAGACATGCTCTTGCTAGGTGACTTGATGCAAGCGTCTCCAGAAGGTCGAGCCTATTTAAAGGCAATTTCTGAAGACCCATATTCAGTGGAAGCAGACCTGTCCAAAGTAATGACTATGGAGGCTGCCGACAAGTTCTTGTATGAATTTACAGATGATCAACGCGAGACTCTTGGACGTAGGTTTGATTTCTTCTACGACCCCCGCTTTATCGCAATGCGAGAAGAACAAGAAAATGAGCAATCATTGAACGCGGTAGAAACAGAGGCACTCAGAGCAGCCAAAGAAATCACAGAGGACATGAATAAATGACCGCTGTTCAAACTGATCCGCAAACCATTGCTGCTACTGATATTCCGTTTTCGGCTTTACCGGCAAAGCCCACACCAGAAGCCAGAACCAAACGCGATCTTCTTACCAAGTTTTACAATCCCAACAGGCCAGAAAATCAAGACTTGTCTTTCTTTGGCAAAGTGGGTCAGGCGTTTTCAAACGAAACAGTACTGGGTCAGGCTTTCCGAGATATGGGTGGCCCCAGTTACGAAAACGACCCCAACTTTTCAATTACAGATGAGTTGATTCAGGAGTATGCCGAGGATCTGTCGGACTCTACGAAAGAGCGTTTGAAAGATCCGGGGTTCTTTGGCGGCAGTCCTGCTTCCAACTTTCTTGAATTTCTTGAAGAAGTCAATGATGCTCGAATTACAGAACGCCGTCGTGCCCAACTTTTTCAAGGCGGCACACTAGATTTTGTTGGTGGACTGGGAGCCACAATTCTTGCCTCCTTGCCAGAGTTCATTGTTGCAACTGGTGCTGCTACTGCTGTTGGATCATTTGTTTCTACTCCTGTTGGTGGTGTTGCTGCGGGATCGGCTACTGCGACAACACGCATTGGGCAAATTGGCAAAATTATCGACGTTGGTATCAAAAGTGCTAGGGGTCGCACTGTTGCCAAAACACTGCTTACTGCTGCGGCTGTAGATGTTCCTATGGAGTTGATTCGTTATCGAGTTGACCCCACCATCAGACCTATTGATTTGGCAATCGGTGTTACTGCTGCCGGTGCTTTGGGTGGCGGCATCGCTGCTCTCAAACCTCAGTGGTTTAGTGCGGAAATGCGTGCAGCCTTGCGTGAGTCCGCTACAGAGTTGGAAGAAGAAGCAGCAGCCACTGTCGCCTCTGCCGTAGCCGGAAAACCGTTAGGGGCTTCTTTAGGTGTAGAGGCACGGCAGCGGGCAAAGCGACTCCAAGCACTCCGTGACTTGCGAGTTGAAATTAAAAACGCATTCAACATGGTCGATGATTTGGCTCGAAGGGGTCGGATTGACGAACTCAATCAAATGGCGGAGCAGTTGGGAGTTAGTCTCAAACGAAGCAGAACCGCAGAGCAGGCACTAAAAGAGTCTGAAGAACAGGCCGTTAGACAAATCCGAAGCCTCAGAGGAAAGCAGGCACGAGCCAAACTAGAAAAAATGGCTCAGGATTTAATTGAGTTTGGGGCAGTACCTTTCGGAAGACCTCGTGGAATTCCTGAAGGAGTACCGACCCGACTTTCGCTGAAAGAACTTAGAAAGAGTGTTGAAAAGGCTACACTCAAAAAATTAAGGCAAAATCCTCCAGCCGCCGATTCTGTTCCTTTGACGGTAGCGGAGTTGAAGAAAGCAATCAAGCGGGCTGGTGGAGCAAGGCTTCGTGAAGAATCAGGAGCCGTTATTCGCAAGTCGGCATCCGAGGCTAACGCCAATCAGATTCGGAAACAAGTTGCACGGGATCTTTCTGGTGAATCGATCAGTACTCTCAAAGGTATTGCAGGGCGACTGGGAGTCTTTGATCGAGCGGGATTCAATGCCGTCAAAGCCAGAAAGAAAGCAGATTTAAGTAAAGCACAAGCAAACTACCTTAAATCTCAAATCATTGAAGCACAAGTCAAACGTCTTAAGGCTAAAGGTGCGGACTTTGATTTAGATATTGACGAGGACATCTTAAATCCATTGATGCATCGACGATCAGGCTCAGACATTACTCCTGAAATGCAAGCACGCATTGATCGTCGAGCCAAGGAACGCGGTGTTTCTGCTACGGATGCAGGCCGTGCGGCAGGAGAAATAATCTCCGAAGCGGGCGACAACTCTGTTAATGACATGATTCAGATGGCTACAAGAATGGCGGAGGAGGCCCAAGAGGGCGGCACTCGAAATGCACTGGCTCGGCTAATTGATGGCGAGTGGGGAGAAGGATGGACAGTTGCAAAGTGGTGGCACATTCTTACTACTCCTGTGGCTACTCGCCTTAGAAAAACAGGAAACGCAGCCCTGCAAACCGCCTCCCGGTTGTTTATGGAAAGTACCGCTACCGGCGGCTACAACGCTGTTCAGAAAACCCGCCAATTGCAACAGACTGCAATGATTCAACTAGCAGATGCACAACAAAGAGCCATACAAGCCGCTCGTAAAGTTGGGGCCACAATTGATGATTCCGAAATCCTGAGCAAACTTCGCAGTGGTGCAACTGCCTCAGAGATGGCGGAGCATGAGCGTATCTATGTTGAGGGGCTTCGTGACTTCTTTGCTAATGCGAAGAAATACGGTCAGAAAACAGGAGTCTTCCGAGACAGCCTTCCCGACTCTCCTTCCTACTTTCACCGAATTTGGCGACCCACGCAAATGGCTAAGTTCTTGAATGAGCGTGGAGAAGCAAGTGAAGAGATTATTACGTTCTTCAAAGAAGCAATTGAGGCAACCGGCGACCCCGCAATGCTTCGCGTCATTACCAAGGGCGACGGCAGTAAGACCACTGCGGCTGAGACGGCGGCTCGGAGAATTGTGTCGTTCATGTCAGATAAAGAATCGCACGGCAACTTCAAGGCCACACTTCGTTGGACTGCTTCTAACAAAAGCATGTTGATTAAGGAGTTGGGAGAAGAAAACACGGCTCTTGTCGATGACATCATTAATCTTGCAACTGACGGCATGCACGATCCTGTGGTTGCTGCGGGCCGTCCTCGTATCCGTATTGATGAAAACTTTACTGCTGAAATCAACGGTCAACAAGTTCGAGTGTCTGATTTCATTAACAACAACATCCAAGAAGTTGCCAGCATTTACACACAACGACTGTTCGGTGCAGGGGAACTTCGTAAGTCATTCAAAGCCTTTGTTCGGATACACCCCGAGTTGTTTGGCACAACGGCAGAAAAAGCAGCCAGAGAAAACTTTGTGCCTTCAATGGATGAAATGATGAGCGTGCTTCAGCGACAGGCTCGTGGCACGGATGTTGAAGACATCACAGAAGAAGTCATGGGCTTGACATTCCGATCTATTACTGGTCTTCCGCTTTGGTCAACATCTGGTCAGAAGCAAATGAGAAACTACATTCGTTTGCAAGCAATGGGTCAATCAACACTTGGTATGTACTTGGGTCTAGCCCAGTTGCCCGAAATTGCAAACATTGTTTCTCGGTCTAGCCTGCGAGCAGCATTGCAGTCATTCGATCTTCAAACAATGACCAATGCTTTGCTAATCGGTGTCAAGAAGAATGACAACATTGATCCAATTCTAAATCAACTGGGTATGCATGTCGGTGTTGGGTTTGATTACAACATTGGCGAGCATGTCCTGCGAAGGTTGGATGACATGGGCATTGATGGAACAGTCAGAGGACAAACAATGACTGACCGCTTCCTTGATGCTGGTCGTAACTTTTCGATGTTGAATCCTCTTGGCATTATTCCAATGGACACCTTCCTGCGTCGATGGGCAACCAAGTCCAACATGCAATGGTTTGTGGACTCTGCCTACAAAATGAACAAGACAGGAAAGGTAGATTTCAACGCAGGGTTCTGGAGAAACAGTAAACAAAGATTCCGAGAACTCGGCCTAGACGAAGAAATGGTCGAACGAATCAACAAGGAACTACTGCGTCCTGAAGTGGTCCAAACGAAAAAGGGTGTGTTTGGTAGTCACAAGATGATTGACCTCAACTTTGAGGCCATCAACGATCAAGGTGCATATGACGCTTTGATTCTTGCTATGCGTCAATTGGCAGACAACCAAGTGCAGCGACAAACTGTCGGCAACTTGCCGTACTGGATGCAAATGAATCCGTTGTTCAAGGTGCTAAGCCAGTTCCGTGTGTTCTCGTTTGCTTCTAAAGGTAAACAACTTGCAGCCGGTGTAGCCCGTGGTGATGCGTCAGAAGTCATCAATATGGTTGGCTCCGCAGGTCTTGGCTACCTTTCCTATGTCGGATTGACTTACGCCCGAAGACCATCCATTGATCCACAAGAACGTGAAGCGTGGACCGCAGAGCGATTAAACATGGAAAACGCTTTGAAGTCCGCAGTTGTCCGTTCTAGTTATTCCAACATTCTTCCCCAGATTATTGACGTAGCCGCAATGGTTTTGGGCAGCAGTGGCGAACCGTTCTTTAATAAGTACACCCGTACTTCTGACACTTATGGCCTTGACCCAATCCGTGGTTCTGTGGCTTATGGTGTTGGACGAAACCTTGCCCAATCTGCAAGAGGTTCGATACAAAACATCATTGACCCAGATAACCCGTGGTCAAAAGAAGACATTCGTAACATTCAGCGAGCCATGTGGTTTGCAAAAATTCCAATGATTGATCAAGCAATCAATGAGTTGATCAGTCAGTCAGACCTCCCAGCAACGGATCGGAGATACTAATGGCACTTTCGTTTGTAGAAGTAAATCCTACCAGCGGTGGGCAAACAGTTTACAGCAACATCAACCTTCAGTTTGTCAGCACTGAAGACATCTTTGTGACCATCAAAAAAGCAGATGGCGAAGTAATTACCCTGCTCTCAACTCAATACGAAGTCACTACCTCACCAACGCTTACAGTCACGATTACTGATTCAGCAGTAAGTAGTGCTATTGTGGTCAATGACACAATCCGCATTTTCCGAGACACGGATGTATCTTCTCCTGCTCGAATCTTTTCAAACGGATCGGTTCTTAAAGCATCTGATCTCAACGCCAATCACAATCAGATTCTGTTTGCCCAGCAAGAAAACGATGAACTGGGTATTGGCGATGCGTTGCAAAAAGATGCTTCAGGTGCATTCTGGGATGCGACTAGCCTAAATATTCGGAATGTGGCTGATGCTGTTGAGTCAAGCGATGCAATTACGCTGGGTCAAGTAAACGCCGCTTTGGCCTCAGCAGGAAGTGTCCCATCTGTTCCGCAAGCATACAGCACTGCTACCGGCACACTGTTCAATGGAGCAATCAGCGGGAGTGACACAACTTTCGATATGACTCCGCCGCCAACCTCTGAGTTTGCGCAGACGTTCATTGTTGAAATTGATGGTGTCATCCAACGGCCTAATGATGACTACACGGTTACTACGGGAACTACGGTGGGAACACTAAGAATCCTTGGTGCTGATGTTAGAACTCAAAGCATTGTGGTCACCAACTTTGGCTTGTCGCGTCAGGTCTTTGATTTCCCAACGACTGGTCAGGCTGTTACTTCCACCACTACTCCTCTTACGCTTCAAGGCCATCCTTCGCAGACCGCCTGCATTTTTGTTGTGGAGCAAAGTGACGGCGATGACATCTTTTGTGTAAACAATGATCATGTCCTTATAAACGGATACGGAACCGCTACACCTTTGACTGTAAGGCAGCATACAGACGGTGTAACTACAATTGCAAGATTCCAAAACGCTGCTGGACAAACCATACACCACTTCAAAGATCCCACAGAAGCAAGTGGAGGTGGGTCTGCGTTTTACGAGATCACTGATCAAAACACTGTTAATGCAGGCAATGATCACATGTTGATTCTGCGTCGAACTCTCGTAAACGATGCCAACAACAGCGAGCGTGGTGCGTTCTTTATCTGTAAAGGCAACGACGGTGCTGCCAACGGTGGCAATGGTCGAGATGTCTTCTTGATTAAACAGAACGGAAAAGTAGAAATCAAAGCAACGGATGATACTATTGCAGGTGCTGAAGATAATCAAGCCGCCTTGCTAGTTCGTTACCAGCACTCCGCAGATGAAGATCCTGCTAACTACATTTCGTGTCTGAGTAAATCAGGGATCAACCGATTTTCGTTATCTGCCAGTCAATTTAACATTGGAACGGGCACAGACGAAACGGACATGACTGTCCAAATTGGTCGCCGTGATCCTACAGGTGACAACTTCAATCAACTCCGATCTTTTGCCGTACCAAGCACAGATGGTGTGAGTGGGACTATTGCACACACTGTTCCGTACTACCGATTTATTCTTCAAGGAAACAAAGCAAGTAACAATCGTCGGGGCATGTGCGAACTTAATGCAATGGCTCGAAACGCTGGTGAGGCTTTGTTGGTGCGAACTGTATCCGATGTTGCAAACGACAGCAAACTAATTGAGTTGAACTACGACGGCAACATTTTGATTCAAGATACAGTGTTAGGAAGAACAAAAAATGCGAATTCAGTTCTCCGTAAGGATGAGGCAGGGCGTGCAGCAGACTACACAATTATTGCAAACTATACCAATCAAACCATTGTTTCATTCACAACTGGTGCGCCGGGTGGTCAAACCTTTAACCAAACAGAGTTAGATACCAACGGTTATTCCGTTGTACAAAGAACAAGTTTTCCGGGCACGACCATTACAGAGTCAGGTGGTGTTATTACAGTGCCAGCAGGAAAATACTTAGTACGTTGCGATGTTGTCAGTAAAGCCACTAGTGCAGGTAATGGAGCATTGTCTCATAGGCATACAGTCAGATTGTTGAAGGATGGTGCTAGTGTCAATGAAACAACTACAGCCGATCCTCCCTTCCGAAATGCGATGACTTTTACTTACACAGAAATACTTGATACTACAGCATCTGGGAACACCACTACCTACCAATTGGAGGTTAATCAAAACGGCTCGGGGGTAAGCGACTTTAACGATCCTGCTACAACCGTAATTCAAACAAAAGTCTTCACCTTCCACAATATTGGAGAATCCTAATGGTTACCAAAATTTCAAACTTTATGCTTGAGGGCGGTAACGTCAGCAACTCATTCAAGACAGGAACAAACAATGGTCAGTTTGTCACGCTGGACAGCAACGGTGACATTCCTCCTACCTTGATTGGGCCGGTCGCAGATCAGTTTCGGATTACTGTAGATCAAGCAATCACAGCATCTGAGGCTGACATTGACTCAACGTGGGAGCGAGTAGACACTACTACTCAGGGAACTACAGGCGCTGGCTTTCAGATGTCTGAGTCTTCTGGTGTCTTTACTTTTCCCTTGAACGGTATTTACTTGGTGACCCTTCATTGCCAGATTGCTCGTACTGCTACTAACATCGACCTAATTACCGCTCGAATCAAAAGCACCAGTGACGGTTTTAGCAATCCCGAAAACACTGTCAACCACGCTGTGAGCATTCTAGGTGTTACCGGCTCTCTGCCCAAAGAAGTATCGGCAATGTCTACTTTAATTAATGTCACCAATACCAGCAATCACAAAGTTAAGTTTACGATTCAAGCCGATAACACTGGTTCTGAACTAGATGGTGACTCGGCCTTTAACAGTACTTACGCGACGTTTTTGCGGATTGTGGGGACATGATGGAAACTGACAATCAAATACTGTTGGCCTTGGGTCGATTGGAGGGCAAAGTTGATTCACTCGTCGCCCGACAAAAGGTTATTGATGCTGAACTGGATAAACACGAATCTAGGATCCGCAGTCTTGAGCAAGGTAAATCATGGATGCTTGGAGCGGCTGCGGCTGTTGGGGCACTTGTATCGTTTATCGTTAAAGGATTTTCAAATGGATGAACAAACCGCAAAAAGACTGCATGACGCACTTGCCAATGAACTGCTTCGTCGGGTAGAGTCAGGAGAAGCAGGAGCCTCTGATTTGAGCGTAGCCCGACAGTTCCTCAAAGACAATGGCATTGATGCCACCCCACAGCAGAGTGAACCACTTGCTGACTTGGCTAAGTCCCTCCCATTCCAAATACCGCAAACAGGATCTTGATATGTGTATTCCAGCATTCCTATATCCACAAGCACGGGTGTCTGAAGAACCGGCCTCGATGCCTATTCCTGACAATGCCAAGGGCTTTCCTGTTGTCGAAGACGCATATATCAAGCAGGCTCGTTTGCGATTAATGATTGGACTAATGAATCAAAGGTTTGGGAATCAATACAGCAACGAAACAAACTTATTTAATCGTCCTCCCCCGAGCAACAACCAACGTGTTACCAATGCTGCTTCACAGCAATTCCAACTTAGCGATGCACAAATACAGGACTCTGGCAGTCAATTAGGTAACCCCGGCACGGGCAACCCATGAATGAACTCGCCGACTTCCGCAACTTTCTATACTTGGCTTGGGACCATTTGGA